TTACCCACGACCATACACATCCCGACAACACGACAACCACGTTCACACTGAACATCAAAATCACTGCGGTGGGTTCGATTCAGAGTCAAACAGGGTCAATCACTGACGTTTTACGTCGAGGAGACACTCTAAATGGTCATACAATCACTCAAGTAGTCCATGGACCGTCTATTGATAGTGATTATGACACTTCACAAGGTCTTTTCCCTTACCATTTTGCTTATTTGGATGGAAATGGAAGCAATTTTACTAAAGATACACAATATACAAGCAACAGAGCACACCAAGTTACAGTAAGAGCAGGAAAAGGAGTCGTTGATAGAGGATTTTTTGGTGGATTATACGAATTTAGTGAAAAATCAGTCCAATATACCATTGGAACTCTTGATCGTACTGCTCCTGACATCTATAATGTGCTAGTACAACCCTCTTGTACCGCAACTGTTACTAATGGGAGAGTAACTAACGTAACTATTGATACAAATGGCGGAGGATCAGGGTGGAATCAACTTGGAAGACCACCAGAATTGAGTATAACTACTCCTTACATCAAAACTGGTATCCCTGCGGAGGTAGAAGGAACGTTTAGTAACGGAGTTTTGACTGCGGTAAACATCATAAATCAAGGAAGCGGATACTCTAGTACAAATCCACCACAGATTACGGTTAGAAATATCTTTAAAACGTTTAGTTCCGTAGCAAGTAACGCAGCATATAACCCAGAAGCAGAGCAAGACGCAAGTTTAGTGCTAGATTCCTTCCCAAGTCTCGGAGATGCGTTCCCTTCTTATAGTGAAGAGGCACGTCAACGCGATAGAGAGTTATATCTATCATCCAGAACTTCAATAGAGGAACAAACCGAGTCTACTCAAACTGTTGCTACGATAGACATAAAGACAGATCCAAACAATAAAAAGATAATACAGAAGCAACAGCAAGGTGTGCATCCAGAAGATATCGCTTTACACGCTGAGGAGATGCGTCCTAAAGCAGATTACTCTAAACTAGATGAAATAGACTTTGGAGACTCAAGTGAAGCACAGGAGTTTAAGAGAGCAGTTAAAGATCAGAATACTAGAGAGATAGCAAACCACGAACAGAACATTGCGGATTTAACTCAAAGTGCACCACGATACAGAACTCGTGATGAATCTTTCATAGAAACTGTACAAGGACCTTTTTCAGAGTTACCTGCTGCCTCTACCTATACTAAATACTTCTTAAGGCAGTTTCGTCCTGACCCTAGACAAGACACTACTATCACTGTAAACCTTAGTGTTAATGTGGCAAATGTAGGAACAAGTCATTTTAGTTGTGCACAACCTCCCGCATCAACTAGACTTGGATCAACTTTTAGTTTTCTTGGTGGACCTTCTGGTCCAGGATGTCAAAATTGGTCTGCATCAGGAAGTTTACTTATGTTGAATGATTTTACTTCCGCAACAAGGACTTTATCAAAAGCAACTGCTGCGTACGGAAACCCTTATGTCGTAACCTAATGGCTCAACTAGCATGTGCACTCTTTACAGGAACGTGTAGCGGACACGGAAGAGGTAATGGTGTGACTTGGCAACCAGGTCCAGGTGGTGGATTTGTTAGTCCTTGTCCTCATGCATCATTACAAGAAACGATTGTTCATAAGAGAGTTCCGTTTGTTAATAGTTTTGCAACTTGGTTACCACATCCGCAAACTCCTAGAGATCCTCAGTCTGGTGGTAACGATCCATTTAACAGAAATGTAATAGTTAATGATCTAGTTCCTATAATTGATCAAGACGATTTAATAACTCATCCTACAAAAACTATCTTTACTACAATATCAATAGGATTCAAATGTTTGACTGTTAGATCAACTCCTGCATGGCATTGCACTACTGGTGTAGGTGGAAATGGTCGTGAACCCTCTGTTGGACATAATAGGAGATTATTTGCAACAACTAAAACAGTTTTTATCAATAATAGAAGAGCAGGACGTTTTTCAGACCCTTATGGCAATAATACTGTGCCATTTGATTGTCTTAGTGTAGTTTCTGGATCAAGTCCTAACGTTTTTATCGGAAGTTGAATAAATAAAAACAGGATCGAGGTAATTATGGTCGTAAAAGTAGACAAAAGCGAAGAATTTGTCAAAAGTGGCAAAGTCTTGATAAGTGAGTATCCTGCAAAAAAAGAAAAGGATGTAAAACCACTTAGTAAATGGCGTTAAAAGAAATCGATGGGTCGGATTTTAAGAGATCTCGTAATTTCGACGATCTCAATATTGCCTTGCCATTAAATCCATTCACAAAAGACACTTACACCGTCAAAAATGAGAATGCGATCAAGCAATCCATCAAAAATCTTGTTTTAACCGTTCCTGGTGAAAAACCTTTTCAACCCCTAGTTGGATCACAAGTAAATAGATTACTATTTGAACCAATGGATGCGTTTACAGCAGACGCAATCAAGGATGAGATAATAAATACCATCAAACAGCATGAACCAAGAGTAAATCTAACCAAAGTGGAAGTTTTGCCTGTTTTCGAGCAAAACAAAATCAACGTTTCAGTTGAGTATAGAATTATAGGTCTACCCGTAGTTGAGAATATCACATTTGTCTTACAGAGACCTGAGTAATGCAACCAAATAACCTAACAGCACTAGACTTTGAAGATATCAAAGCAAGTATCAAATCATACCTAAGAACTCGCTCCGAGTTTACGGATTATGACTTTGATGGATCAGCATTGTCTTACATGGTAGACATGCTTGCCTACAATACTTACTATTCTGCGTTCAATGCCAATATGTCATTGAATGAAGCGTTTTTACCGTCTTCTACTGTTAGAGACAACGTTGTTAACATTGCTAAGTTGTTAAACTATACTCCTAGGAGTGTAATTTCTGCTAGAGCATCATTAAAAGTAGATATACAGACAGTTCAGTCAAATGGAGTCTATCCTAGCACCGTTACTTTAAGAAAAGGAGCATCTGCAACTGGTGGTAACTATGTTTGGAACGTTTTAAGAGATACAACTGTAGAAGTTAGTCCTACAACAGGTATTGGAAGTTTTGCAGACCTTTGTGTATATGAAGGATCGATTGTTTCTTTTCAATATGTTGTAAACACCTTCGCAAATCAAGTATATACCATTCCTTCTGCTGAAGCAGACATCAATACACTTAATGTTACTGTAAAAGCAAACGAAACAGCAACAGCATCAGATATTTACAATAGAGTTGATACAGTTACCAATCTAACAGCAACTACAAGGGCATACTTCCTCTCAGAGGGTGAAGATATGCGTTTCCAAGTTAAATTTGGAGATGACAGTGTTGGAAGAGCATTAAAAGATGGAGAAGTCGTAAATTTAGAATATTTGGTCACTTCTGGTAAAAAAGCAAACGAAGTTAAGGCATTTAACTTTATTGGCAGTCTTGTTGACTCTCAAGGACAAACATATTCTGCAAACTCAACTACTTTGACAGTAAATCACCGTGCACAACTTGGTAGTGATGCTGAAACTGTAGAATCAATCAAATATAATGCACCAAGATACTACTCCGCCCAATATAGAGCAGTTACAGCACAAGACTATGCTTTGATTACCCAAAGGATCTATAATAACGCAGATTCTGTTGTTGCTTATGGTGGAGACAGTTTAAATCCTCCGATTTACGGAAAAGTGTTTATTGCGATCAAAACTAAGACTGGATCCCTTCTAAATGACGCTACAAAGAAAGAAATAGCAGCAGACCTTAGGAAATATGCCATGGCATCGATTGACCCTGTTGTAGTCGATCCTGACAACATCTACATCTACACAAAACCTTTTGTTCTATACGATACTGGCGCAGGATCATCATCATCTCAAATTAAGACGAATGTACAGAATGCAATCAACCAATGGGCAAGTCAAACACAGATAAACAACTTTAACTCAACATTTAGAGGACAAGCATATGAAAAAGCAATCACACTTGCTGATTCTGCTATTTCTGACGTTTCTGTTCAAACCACTATCCTAAAATACATTTACCCTAATAGTAATCAAACTAATACTTACTGTATTAGCACTGGAGGCGAGTTATACAACTCTGCACCTAGTCAGGACGGTAATGAGGCATCTGGTTGTACAAAAGAACCTGTAGTCCTATCTGGAACCTTTAGAACAGCAGATAGACCTGGAGTTGATCAACAATTTGAAGATGATGGATATGGGAACATAAGAACGTTCTATAATACAGGAAATAAGAAAGTATACACAAATAACAATGCAGGTACAGTAAATTACGCAACAGGTCAAATATGCTTTGGTCCTATCAACGTTATTAGTACAGGAGCAAATACTCCATCACCAAACGCTATTAATGTTATTGATAGTGTAACTGGTGCAGGAAGTGTTACGGATGCAACACTTCTTCCAGGAAATTTACAGATTCCTGTTGTCATGATTCCTGCTAACAGTAGCACGATACCTGCTTCTACACCAGGAACAATAATCAACATTATCAGTCCCGAAGTAACAGTATCACCTATTGGTACTACGCCACCTCCTACAATCCCTCTAAATAGTTTGACACCAACAACATTTGACAGTACACCGTCCGTAGTGGAAGTTGCACCTATTGATAACAGTGGTGGTCTAAACACATCCGTCTGTTTCTCATAAGAGATGAACATTAATAAGGTTTCCCAGTCGATTGAATCTCAATCACCCGATTTTATTGGGTCAGAATATCCTCTGTTTAATAAGTTCTTAGAATATTATTATCAGTCACAGGAAAAAACTGGATTAGGGCAAAATATACTTAATAACTTTCTATCATACCTTGATATCGATAAACTTGATATCGGGATACTTGATGGTCAAACAACAGTTGTAGAATCTCTTTCTGCAACAGATGATAGAATTGTAGTAGAAGATGTAGGTCCTTTCTTAGATAAGAGTGGATCTATTCTTATAGGCGATGAAGTTATATTTTACGAAGATATTCAAGCAGCACCGTTCATAACACTTACACCAGGAATAGGATATGATCAGGTAAAACTTAAGTGGACAACTCTTGCATCAATACTAAACAGTTTCAATGGAAGCACCACACAGTTTCCGCTTACTTCTCAAGAGAATCCCGTAGCACCTCCTAGTGCACAACACTTGATTGTATCAGTATACGGTAAAATACTCATACCTAATATAGATTACACGGTATCTGGTAATAATATTGTATTCACTACCGCACCGAGAACAAAGTTACCTGCAGATGGTGCGGAAACTACCTACATCTATTACCTCAGTGGTTTCATTGAAAATCCAATTCTTGCAATAGACAATATATCGGGCGCATTTGGAGACGGTAAGAAACAGTTTACTTTGACTCGTAGCGGAGTATCATACGAACCTATTAACGAAGAGTATATGAATGTAATCTATGATAATAGATTGCTAGTGCCTAAAGTTGACTACTTTGTTGATAAGAATCAGTTTATATTTAAAGAAGCACCTCTAAATGGTCGTTTCTTATCATTACACTCCATAGAAGCACCAATACCTTCATTTGGTAATGGTGCGATTGGATTTGCTCGTATCAGTGATACAGGAACTCTAACAAGTATTTCATCTAGTTCTATTGGTTCTGGATACAGATATGAATATCCTCCACAAGTTACCATCAATCATCCTACTGGATCAGGAGCTGCTGCAACTGCCCTTGTTAATGGTATTAAGGATTTAACTCTACTAAGCGGAGGAAAGGGTTATAGCACAACTAACCCTCCTGTCGTACAAGTACAAGCACCAACTAAAGCGGGATCTTCTCAAGCAACTATTAGTGCCACTGTAGAAAATGGTGCGGTTACTGCACTTAATGTTACTAACTCTGGTTCTGGATATACATTTACACCTAGAATCACTTTTGTTCAACCAGGCGGAGCAAAACTAGGTGCTCCTGTAATCACTAATGGTCAAGTTACTTCTATACCTGTTACTGATGGTGGTTTTGGATATACTACCGCACCTACGGTGTATATTGATGAACCAACAGGAACTAATGCGATTAAGGCAGCACTAAGAGCAAACTTAACTAGTGAAGGTAAGGTTGGTAGTATAACAGTATTAAATGCGGGACAAGGATATCATGATGGTGCTCATCAAGGACATGGTGGTGGTGCTGCACCTAGAGTTGCTATAGTTGATCCTGTAGGTGCACAAGTCTTAGAAACAGTTGTTGACGGAGATGGGCGTGTTATAAGAATAGACTTACTTGATGGTGGTAGCGGATTTGATGATGTCCCATCAGTTTACATTGTAGATAATAGAACTAACGGTGGTACAGGTGCTACTGCGATTGCTTCTATTTTCAACGGTCAGATCACTGATATTAACATCAGTGCGTTTGGTAGCGGATACTCTGCTGCTAATCCCCCTGAGATCGTAATACAATCTCCACCTCAAGCAAAAGCATCTGCTGATATTGGTCTTAATCAAGTTACAGGTTTCAATGTTACAGAAGTAGGTTCTGGATATACAAAGGCAGAATTTATTGGATGTGCTAGAGCAGCGTCAGGTATTACTTCATACACGGAAGATGGTAACGCAGTATTCAGTAATCATACTACTGCTGCCAGTGCTGCAGTCGGCACTGGTGTAAAATGTCTTGATGCATTGTTCGTCAAGAGGTTATTAGACAAATACACTGAACAGTTCTTACCAGACGTTCCAGAACTAGATTATTCTAAGATTGACGTTCGTACAGCAATCAAAACTGTAAAAGACTTTTATTCATCTAAGGGTACATCATTTAGTATTGCATATCTCTTCAAACTATTATATGGAGAGAATGTCACAGTTACATATCCAAAAGATCAAATTATTAAACCATCTGATGCAACATGGTCTATAGACACTATTTTAAGAGCAACTAAGGTTTCTGGTGATGCTACAAATATAAGAGACGGTTTGATCACACAGGATGCAGATATTGCTGATCCTAATGTTCAATCTGCTAGTGCGTTAGTTGAAAACTATATTTCGATCAAAACATCCGATGTTGAGATATTTGAACTTGTTTTATCAGAGGAAACCATCAATGGGACATTTACCGTACCATATAAGACAAAACTTGCTGAACCTCTCAATACAACCGACTCAATCATTACGGTTGACTCTACTGTAGGATGGCCAGAAAGAAACGGTGAGTTTGTTATTGGTTCGGGTTCTAGGACAGAAGTTGTACAATATAAAGAAAAATCACTTAACCAGTTTATTGAATGTACTCGTTCAGCAAATGGTGTTGTAGAAGATTGGGATTCTGCTACTCAGGTATCATCTAACTTTACAGTATTTGTAAACAAGGGTACACCACAAGAAGTGGTCATGAACATAGTAGGTATAGTTGATGCACAGCAAACTGTTTTAACTGACACTGGTTCTTATTATCTACCAGGTGACAAACTAACAGTTTCTAAGTTAGGTGGTACTAGTACTGATCCACATTTAACAACTTGGTTATATAACGTCAAAAAACTTATTCAAGTTACTAGCATTACTTATGGTGGTGTTAATCAGCAAGCAGCAACTGTAACATGTGCTAATAATCATGGTTTACTAGTTGGTGATCAGGTTACTGTTTATGGTGCTAACCCAATCATCTATAATGGTACATTCTTAGTTACATCTAGAGATACAAACACAGTATTCCAGTATCAGTTGCCTCAACCTGCAACTGTAGTACCACAGGGTAATATTCTTATATCTGTTGACCTAAACAAAGGTAAGTCTGATAGTGCTGCTGTATTAAGTGCTATAGGACCATATACTACCAACGTACAAAATTCATTCTTTAATACACAGTATGCCTACTTAGCATCCACTGGTATACCCAACTATAAGATTGGTCCGTTTCCTGGTTCTGCTCTTCTACCAGGTAACCAACGTAAGTTAAATCGTTTTCCTATAGTTTCTACAACTATATCAACTAAAAACACTATAACTCCTGGACCTATTGGTACTTGGGTAAATGGTGTATCAATCTGGTCATACAAGTCAACTTCAAAGAAAACATTTGGTGCTGTTACTAGCGTTGGTATTACTAATGCAGGAACTGGATATGATGCTGCATCTCCTCCTGTTTTGACCATATCAGGTGGTGGAGGAACAGGTGCAACTGCTAGTGTTACTGTTAATGGTTCTGTTAGTGAAATTACAGTTACTGCAGGAGGTTCTGGTTATAAGTCATCTCCTCTAGTATCAATCGTTGGTGGTGGAGGTTCTGGTGCTGCTGCAACTGCTATCATTACAAAAGGTGTTGTATCTAGAATATTAATCAACTCAGGTGGTACAGGATATACTTCACAACCACAAATCACTATTGTTGGAGGTGGTGGTACAGGTGCTGCTGCAACTGCATCTGTTCGCGGACCTATACAAGCAGTCACTGTGGGATCAGGCGGTCAATCTTACACCTCTACACCTAGTGTTACACTTAGCTCAGGTAGTGGTGCTGTTGCACAAGCTATAGTCAACAACGGTAGAATCATATCTATTGCGATCATATCTGCTGGATCTGGATATACAACTGCACCTGAGATTACTATACAAGGTCAAGGATTTGGTGCAGTTGCTAGAGCAACTATAGACACTGATGGAGAAAATGCAGGTAGAGTTACTAGTATTACTATTGTAAACAGAGGTATCAGTTATACACAGGGAACCACTCTAATCAATTTAAACTCAGTTGGTCAAGGTGCAACATTTAATGCTAATGTATTCCAATGGACTTACAACTTACAGAAGACAACAACATTTGATGCTGCAAAAGGTTCTGTATTTGAAGGATATAATAATCAATATGGTGGTGAATATGCACATTTAAGTAATCCACAAACACTTAGATATATTCTTGGTGATAACTTATTTGAAAATACAGCAGGTTTAATAAAAGAAAGAGAAAGTGGATTATTACATTCTCCTATTGTTGGTTGGGCATTTGATGGTAATCCAATATACGGTCCATATGCATACTCAGATCCTACTGACCAATCTTCATCTATAATAAAACTCAATACATCTTATCAACTTAAACCAAATCTTGTTTATAATGTTGATTCTAATCCAAATCCTGTTAGGGTAGATGGACCTTTATTATCTGCAGAAGCAGCAGGTAACTTTGTAGAAGACTATGAATATGTGTTTGGTCTAGGTGCACTTGATCAATACAACGGTAGATTCTGTAAAACTCCTGAGTATCCAGATGGTAGATACTGTTACTTTGTTACCATAGATTCTACAGAAGATGGTAATGCATTATTCCCATATGTCTTAGGACCTGACTTTAACTCTGTTGTAGACCCATGGAACTTGAATGCAGATGCTATTCAACAGAATATTCCTACTGGTGTTGTTAGATATCGTGATCCTTATGAAAATGTTGATATTGACGTTGAAAGAGCACCAAATGCTTCTACAAATGCTCTAACACTGGAGAATGGTGACATATTACTATTTGAGATAGAAGACGAAGATAGAAGTGGTGTTATTGAACAATCTGAGACCGATGATCCAGATCAAATCTTTGAAGAATCACCATTACAGTTATTTGATTACTTCCCATCAGTTAGATTTGATTCAAAGGTTGATATTGAAGTTGAGACCACTACTAAGTTTGAAGATGCTTCTGTAACTGGTTTCACTATTGAAAATCCAGGTGTTAACTATCAAGTTAATGATAGATTGTTATTTGATGATACTGATACTGATGGTAGTGGTGTTTCTGCTCGCGTTTCTAGAATTGCAGGTGAAGCAGTAGAGGCATACACATTTGAAAATATTAGTGGTAATAACTTTGGTAAACTCACTACAGTTAATCCTCATAACCTTGGAGTGGGTGATAGTGTGTTTATTGACTATACACCTGTCATGTCAAACACAAATAAGACATTTACTGTTAGACAGTTCAAAGGTATTGAAGAGATTGTAGTAAATCAAACTGGATCTGGATATAACACTGATATTCCACCTGCTATTATTATTGATGGTGGCGGTGGTACTGGTGGTCAGTTAGAAGCGATTGTAAGTCCTGTTGGATCTATTGAGACTGTTAATATTTTAAACTCAGGTTATGGATACACAAGTAACCCTCGTGTTATCTTATCACATCCTCAGATATTCAAAAAAGCAGATTATTACATTTCTAAGTTCACAAATAGAAACTATGTAAAAGTAAATGATGTTTATGTAAATGATGATAAGGAAGTTTATATTTGTGGTAAAACATATGATGATCAATCACCTGCTAATACTGTTGCTTTTGTAGCAAAATTATCTGCATCAGGTGTTAAAGAATGGGAGAAAACTTTAGAACTTGTTGATATTAGCACCGAAAGAGATTCTGAGTTTATCAGATTATTTGTTGACGGTCATGATATATGGGTAGTTGGTGAGAATAGACCAAATGCTTCAATATTGTCAGCGTATAATCCAGATATAATACTTGCCAAATATGTTGAGGCATCAAATGGTTTAAGTGCTAGTTTAGCGTTCCAGAAAGGATATGCAGGTATATCTGGTTCGACTCGTGCTGATCATATTACATGTATTAAGAAATATACAGATACTAGATTTATTATTGGTGGTTTTACTAATACTAACTCTGGTGCACCTTATGATGCCTTCATTGCATCTATTGATACTAGTGGTAACTTTGCAATCAAGAGAAAACTTGCTTCTTCTAACAAGTCTGAGAAAATTACTGATATTGTAATCGATGGAACTGATGTATATGCTTGCATGGAGATTGCAGCAAATCCAACTGCTGCTGACGTAGATGTTGCTGTTGCTAAAATTGTATTTGGTGTAAACAGTATTACTACTACTTGGATCAAACAATATGCAAATAGTTTATATTCAATATTAAATGCAAGTATTGATATAGATGAGTTTAAAGAACTTTATATTACAGGTGGTTTAAGACTTAAGTCTGATGATGTCACTGCAGATGGTTTCTGGGTTGGTAAAATAAATTCTGATGGTGAGTTTATTTGGAACTATCGTTACGCTGCACCAGGAAGAGATGTTACTATGGCATCAACTTCTGCTATTGATATATTTGGTGATTTAAACGTAGCATTTACTAGAGCAAACAATACAGACACTTTAACAACTGTTGATACAGTCAAGATTGGATATGACGGTAAGATAAAGAATCATACAACTACTCAGTTTACAGCAAATAGAATAGAAGGTCTTACAGTATACTCAATAGATGCTGATAACTCTGGTGACGTACATGTTGTTGGTCAAACACAGTTGAATAGAAATGAGTTTATATACACATTTGAATCTGGTTCAACTGCTGATATTACTACTCACTATACACTAACATCTACATCAACAAGTAACTCTATCACATATGCAGATAACGTTGCTAAGATCAATGGTTATCAAACAGGACAAACATCTTGGACACAAGCAAATCTAGCAGTATCTGGAACTCAATTAGGTACAGTTCTTGCAAGTGATTTCACTTTTGAGATGATGATATACAAGAATGCATCTACAACTTCTGTATCACCTACACAACAAACATTATTAGGTATTGGTGATGCTGAGGAGGGAACTGGTGGTCTTTGGTTATACTATGATACATCATCAGGTAAGTTAGAACTTGTTATAACAAATAGTTCTACTAAACTTAATGCTGCAGGTGGAGCAGCACAATCTGCATTAAGTAACATGTATGCAGACAATACATGGCAATGGGTTGGATTAAAGAGAGAAGGTGATGTATATACAGTTTACATCAATGGTATACAAGTAATACAAAGTACAACTGCAGGTACAAGTTTAGGTGCTAAAACATTATATGTTGGTCAGTTTCCTGGCAGAAGTGGCACTATAGGTAACTTTAGAGCAAATGAGCAGGGTCAGTTCCATGTTGATAATGTAAGATTAAGAAATAAAGCAGTTACACCAACTGTTCCATCTGATGTTAGTGCATTACCTACAACAGGTGCATTTGGATTTACATATGATTGGACTGACGATGCATGGTTTACAACGAATATGAATCGTTACGATCTTGTAGATTTTGATGGATATGCACTTAAAGTTGACA